CGCCCCGGCAGTTAAGCCAATTTTGTAGCCGTGTACGATTCACGTACGTATCTGGTATAGATTTAACTTACCCCTCCCTTTCGGGGAGTTGGTAAAGCATGCACACCCTCAGGTGGGCTCTACTTTAAAAGGTAGCGCGTGCTCTAGCTATACGAAAGTATACAGTTAATATATATTCGGACCATCAGCACCATGTATTATCTGCATTTCATCATAGATTCTCCAGATTTCTCTGGTTGAATCCTTAATGAAAGCATTTAACTCTTTACCTGCTTCTTTATCCCAACGAAGGTCTAAACCGACGATTGGCGATAATTCGAGTAGAGTATGGGTTCCAGCATGTGTTGAAGGAACAGCGTGAAGTTCACTCTCAAAATCAGTAGCTCTAACTGTCTGTCGTATTAACGACTCACAGTAGATCCACCAACCAGGCGAGACTAGTAGAGCAAGGAATTCGAAAATCCCATGGTACAGTCCGCGAGTCGCGGAGGTTCTCAGAGACATAACGTAAAAGTTATGCTCAGCGGACTCAGCACTTCGGATCGCTCTTCTCGCCCGCTCAATCACCGCGGTTCTTATACCGTTGTGAAGAGCATATTGGAATAGAAAAGGATCAATACTTCGTCCGTAGGTGATCCAACTCAAGGCTTGTGCCTCTAGTTGGCGTGCGGAATTACTCAGAAGTCCTTTTACTCCAAAACATGTCCATAAAGCTGTATAGATCGCGTCCCCGTTTTTAGTGGGTAACGATCTTAACAGATCACGAACAGTTTCAGAAGTAGTAACTAGAGATTTACTGGTTAACTCATGGAAGAAAGCTCCAATAAGCGCTGGTTTTCTAATGATCGACAGGATTGCTCCTGCACCAATAGGTGAGAGGTCATGTGTAGGCGTAACTAACCGTTTCGCAAATTCACATAGATCTTTCGATACTACGGATTTGGAAGAGTTAATTTTAACTCCAAGAATCTCCATTAGAGACAGATACTTAGCAGCAACGTCATCGTGTTTGATCACAATGTCGTCACCGAGCACTGCATAATCGGAGAAGTCTTTCAACCCACACTTATGCGCAGCCAGTTTAACGATCGAATGATGCGTCAAAGCTAGCATAGCCCAAGAAGAGTAGGCCCCCATAGGTTGCCCCACAGAGTACATAACTTCCTGACCTTTAAATTGCCAGGGTATATTGAGAAGCCGTCGCCAGAGATTTCCATCGACTCCTAAACTAATAAGGATATCGACTTGTAAATCTACCGGTAACCGGTCAGTTGCTGAGCTTAGATCAAAGCATGAAAACTTGTGATCGTTCTCTACCTTTAGAAGTAAATCTAGAGGTGCTATCTGATTGAATGTACCATCTTGCGGAATCGTTTTCAGAAATCTAAATATAGATTCATGAAGCGGTTTTAAGCAAAGCTGGATCCACCAATTAGTTATAGCAACGATACGAGCCTTTCCGGCTTGATCATAAACTACAGACAACCGTCCGATCGGACTTTTCTGTGAAATTCCAATCACATACGCTAGAACAAAGTATGGCCCTAATATAAGCCATATAATTGTAAGCGAGGCAAGATACAGGTAGGCCTTACGGCCCACGAGTACTTGCACGACACTAAATGCCACCCCAGGATAGAGTAGTAATGCTAATGCATCATTACCCGACCCCCAGGTTGCCCGTTTAGAGATTGGCCCCGCAGACTCAGAAATGAATCCGCGAATTTTACCAAACCCTATCATCGATTTACCGGCAAATCTTTTCACAACTCCTTTACAAGTAAAGGTTCGAGAAACACCACTGAAAGGCTCAATAATTGAGTCCAGACAGGGTTTAACTCTAGTTGGAAAAGTCCGGAATATAGATAAACAGGTTAGAACTAGTCTCGTAACTTGTACAAGATCAGCATTAGTCCCCATAAGGGATCTAAGCCGACCAGGTATAATTACAGGTAGCCCATGGCTGCTCACCCGAACCCTTATACCATTGGTATATACGGTTTCTGGCGAGCCAGCTAAGTATTTAGTGGTAAGACGCAAACATTCTTTTAAATAAAGGAATGCAAAGTTGAATCCATTGGACTCAATTAGTCGCTCCACGTTCATACGTAGCTTACTGACATCTTGACTATAGCCAGATGCACTCATTAACCAGATAGTGTATACGAAGAATCGACGGACCTCTTTCAAGGTCATCCATTCCGTAACACCTTTACTAGTTGCAAAGAATTTGTTATTAGTAGCAAATTTTTGTTGTGACAGTATCGGTACACGTCTTAGGTCTGTTAACTGATGCGGAGTGCTAGTCCACACCTCGTGGGCAGGTTGCAACACCCATCCGACGCAGTGTCGTGTAACGCATGGAATTCATCACCATGATAGCTGTACCGACCCCCTTTTACAGGGGCCTGACTTGATCGTATGATTAAACATACCGAAGGTCTGGGTTGGAGCGAACAGCCGAGTTAACCGCGTAAGTGTCAA